TTCATTGCCGCCAATATTGATAAATATTGAGTTTTTATCAAGAAGTGATCGTTTTTGTGGCAATTCAGAACCAGCACTCCGCTCCGGGATCAGGGGAATTAGAATGGTCTCGCCGGGGAAAACGATATTAGGATCGCCGGAGCGGAGTACTGTCTGGTTTGCCGACCAGATTCTTGTCCAATACTTAGAGTCACCATATGCCCGGGCCGCGATTTGTGAAAGGGATTCTTCGTCGCTGATCGTGTATGTTTGGCCGGGGGTGGGTTTCATATGTAAACCACAATTTCTTTCCCGACCGGCAGTAAATAGCATTCCTGGCCGCTGAGTTTGTTGCTGTCATAAAACAGGTCTATATTTTCATCATTACTACCCGGCCCGCCGTATTCGCGCATTGCAACCATAACCGGGTTTTCCGGTTCGGTCAGTGTAATTCTCTTTTCAACAGCTAAATCGAGGGACGATTTGATTAAATACAGGATTGTTTGGCCAACCATTCGCGCGGCATCCGGGAAACTATCCGACTGCGAAAAATAGGACCTGGCCAGGAGTTCATCTCCGTAGATTTCCTGAACTGAATCAAGCCCGTCCGTTATCGTGTTGAAAATATCAACATTGCTCTCAATCGTGTCGATTACCGTTTGCCGGGAAGGGAGTTCTGCCCGGACCGACGCGACACCAACCGCGCCAATCACGCACGACAGGGCCAGCTCCTTAACCGCTACCGTGTTTACCCCGGAAATATCGGGCGATTCCGGCACATCCGAAAGGATGCGGGCGGCAAATCGGGAATAGGTGTTTATTTTACTCTCTATACTGGTAACAATCTGGTTGGGCAGTTGAACCAGGGCCACGATCTGCCCGGCCAACGATAAAACATCGAGGACTGTCGCATCAAGAGCAGAGTCTATCCCGCGTTTTATACTGTCAGCCTCGGCCTGGACGCTCGCCACCGTGTCTGTTGCCGCTTTCAGGGATACATTGAAATCAGTTACCGTTTCCCGCACTGCCCGCTTAAATTTTCCGATTTTATCGGCAGTGTCGAGACTAACGATTTTGTTTAGTTGTTCGGTTGCCGACGCAATCAAAGCGTTGTTTTGGAAAACCGCCAGCCCGGATAACTGCGAAATTGATTTCGTGATCTTCTCAAGCCTAACCTCTATCCATTCCGTCGTTATTTCGGTAATATTCCCGCTGGTAATTGGCTGGATTGCTTCGGAAACAGATACAAGTTGCAGGTTTTTTGTTCCCTTAACCGGGTGGATTACAACCCATGGCCCTGACTCGGAACAGGCCGAAAAAAACTGCTCTGCATCCAGATCGTTGTCCGGGCCGTCAAAATAGATCGTTATCGGGTAACTAAGTGCGCCCATCTCCAAGTCCTGGATTTTAACGCCCTTTACGCCCGGGGTCTTAAAAATCCCCAGACTTTTCTCTTGGCTGCGCGAGTTGCCAGCCCACTTTGCTTCAAACTTTTTCCCTGATGGTGATGTCAGGGTTATGCCCGGCTGCAATCTGGTTTTGTATGTCATTAGTTTGCCCCAAGCATGGCGACGTTAAACCCGCGTGGCGCTGGTCCGGTTTCCAGCGTTGACCCCTCCGGCGCACCTGCAATATTTAACTGGCCGCTGAATGATAATTGCTCAGACCTGGCGGCGGCTTCCTGTTGGTTTGGGCCAACCCTGCGAGGTGGCTCTTTACCCCCACCGCCTGAGACCAAGTCATCAAATGAAAATCCTTCCCCGCTGGCAGATTTAAAGAAATTGCTTGTCATGAATTTAGCGGCTGTTTCTCCGCCAAACTTGCCAATCACCTGCAATTTATCAACAATCCATCCGATTGTCTTGCCAATTATTTTCAGAGTATCAACGGTCAATTTTAACCCGTCAATCAGGTTTTTGGGGTCAAAATTCCTAACGGCCTCAGTTAGTGCGTCAATGCCGTCTTTCCCCTCAATTTCAAACGAGGCGAGAACTTTAAACCCTGCCTCGGTTGCCGCTGATCCCAAAGATTTCAATCTCGCCCAAAGTGATTGTCTCATTATTTCGGCGGTTTTTTCGGCGGTTTCTCCCGCGTTCAACAGGGTGTTTTCAAAAGCCCGCACCTCTTTAATATTTTCGATCAAGCCTGATGCACCTGCAATAGCCCGTTTGCCAAAAATGGTATCAAGAATTTGAGCGACTTTTAGAGTCCCAACTTTTTCAGTAGCCTTGCCAACGTCTCCCAGGATATCCGTAAACTTTCGCATATTACCGGTACCGTCGTCGGTTTTAACCCCGATTTCGTCCAGCATTTTAATGGTTTTCGGGGTGGCGGCGGATAGGTTGAGGAATGAGTTTTTAAGGGCGGTTCCGGCGTCCGTCCCCTTAATACCGGCATTACCAAGCATGGCAGTTAGTGCGGCCACCTCTTCCAGTTCAATGCCCAGATTTCGGCCAATCGGCGCGGCGGTTTTCATGGTTTCAAACATCGTTTCGACGGTGACGTTTGCGCTGTTTGCCGATTTGACTAAAACATCGTTCAAGCGGTTGAGATTTGTGATTTTCTGGGCCGCATCCTCGGCATTAAGCCCGAATGATCCTAATAGGTCAGACGACATATTCGCAACCGAGGAAAAATCCTCGCCGCTGGCCGTGGCAAGATTTATCATCCCGCGCAACGCTCCCATAGCCTGGACAGACGTAAACCCGGCGCGAGCCAGGAAGTCGAGGGCTTCGGCGGATTGCGCGGCGGTAAACTCGGTCGTTGCCCCGGCAGCCCTTGCCGATTCCCTGATTATTTTTAACTGATCGTTGAAGTTGGCAGCTTCGGGGCCGATGTCTTTGAAACGAACGGTAGCGCCAAGTGCCGCTTTGTCGAAATCAATGAATTGCTGGATAACGGAGCCGAGACCTTGAGAAACCAGGCCTAACCCGCGAGACACACCCAACCCGGCCACAACCCCTTTTGTAACGTCACGGAACCGGGACGCTGATTTACTCGCCATTTTAAATGATCGGTCAGTTTTACGGCCAAAACGGGCGGCGGCGCGTTCCATCATGGAAAAACGCTTTGTGATATTGTCTTTTGCGGTAAATTCGGTTTTAACTATTTTTTTAACCGCCACCCGTCTTCCCCTTCATTGCCCGCGCTTCGGTGTCTGATATTGTTTCGTGCCAATCTGACCAGTATTCTAATTCGCGAAACGGCATTTCCTTAATTTCAGATGGTGCAACCCCCCGATAAAATAGAGCGCCGATCATGTTATCGATTTTCGGGGCTACACCATCGAGAAAACCGTCGCCAACCTGGTCCTGATCGTGGCGTCAGACCCCTTCATCTTTTTCAAATGCTTCGCTTCAATGCCGCACAGTGCGCCCATGAAGCACAGCATCCTGATTTGGTCGTTTTTTTCCTTGCCCATGGCGATTTTAGCGTTGCCGGTTTTGTCGAGGTAGGTGATTTTATCGCCAACCCCCTCAACCGGGAATCGAAGATGCTGGATTATTTCAAGATCGCCTTCTATGCTGATTTCCAGTTCGCCGCGCTGGATTGCCCTGACAAGGGTATTCATGAGAGTTTCAGCGGCTTCCTTGCCATCCTCGATGACAATATCAGCAAAGTCCAGGCCGTAATAATCCAGCCAGGAGTTAATTTGTTCGCGGGCGGAATCGGCGGAGATTTTATATTCGGCTTTCGGTGTAGACATTTTAAATCCTCTTTAGCGATGGGGTTTAAAAACTGCCCGGCTTCGTCTGCTCACCCATCGCAAGGATTGCAGACTCCACCGGGCATACTTTTTTAGCTTGCGGCGAAAATATCCCACACGCCGGTTGATGTTAAAAACTCCAGCTCACACGAACTGTCATCAGTCGAATATTGGCCGATGTTAATAACGCCAACTGTTCGGAATACTGAGCCATCAGCCATGGCATAACTCAAAGGCTTGTCGCCAAGTTCTTCATGCTGACCCCGCAAAACGTCATACTCGGACGGGGTAAGGATCAGCTTTACTGCCTCGGCATGGCCCGACTCGGTTGTGATTTTTTGCATGTTCCCCCCAGAATGAGGGATTGACTCTTTTGTAATCCGGGGATTGAGATTGATATTTGCATCAGCCGCTACATTGTAGGGTATGCCGTCAACCGTGGCCTTCCGTGGACTTCCTGCGCTCATCTGGCGTCCTCCTCTTAGCCGTTAATCAGCACGGCAAATGATATGTCAAACTGAGTGACAACGTCGTAAATGTTGCCGATTCCTGACAAAACTACCGGGATAGTGACGTTAAACCCGTCCCCGCTGCTCCTGATCGTGACCAGGCTGCTATCCGCCTTCAGCCGCCCGATGGTAAAATCAGCCGAGGCAATCCAGGCGTTACCGGCCCACTCGTTAACGAGCTGGATAAGATCATCCAGGACACTATCAACATCCCGCGCTTTCTGCCGGCTGGTCGGATTAGTGACCTTGGCAACGTCAGAAACAATAGAAACATTCTGCCACTTGGTGCGGCTGAAATTGGTTTTCTGGCTCGCCAGGATGTTTTGAAGCTTGGAAATATTAACCATTTCCCGGTAGCCGTTTGACGTAACCGGTACCGACGCGGGCCGGTAGAAACTGACCACGTTTTGCAACTTGACCACGCCGCCGTCGACCAGGGTCGGAGAAATACCCGCTTTGACTGCTGTGTCGCGGCTGGAATAACTTGAGGTCCAGCGGTTGGCCTTTGCGCCTGGCTGAACGCCGATCAAGGTGATTTCCGTGCAAGCCTCTTCGGCCCGAACGTTGTTAATTCTGGCCATGTGCCCCAACGTCTGCGCGGCAATCTCTGCCGGGTGAGACTGGGAGTCAGGCACGGAAACAACACCCTGTGACCGGTCATCAAGACGGCCATCGGAAATAACGATCTGAGCGGTCAGCCCAGAAGACCCAGCAACGGTATCGCCGGTCAGGGACCGGAACGGCCGCGCCACGGTTTTACTATACAGCCCGGTAAAATCGTTCCCCTCGCCAACGTAGGTGCTGATTGCGTCCAGAGTGGTCGAATCCTGACCGTAGCCATGGATCAACTCGGTAAACCCGGCCTCGTTGGCGTTATCACCAGTACCCAGAGCGTCCAGAGCGTCGCCCATTGTTGGGATACCGCTACCGGCAGCCATGGGGGTAATAGCGGACGCGATACCGGTCGGGGTCTCGTCACCCGGCTCAATTGACAGGCTAATGTCAATGTTGTTGCCCTCCGGCCCCTTAGATTTTGCCGTAAACGTAACCTCGAAAGTCACGGCTGTTTTGGCGGCAATCACCGGGGTTTCGGCGACTGCATTAATCGCCGCGACAACCGCATCCGCGATATTCTCAACCGTCATCCCGGCGGTAATTGTCACCGGGATACGATCACCGGCGATATAAACCGCCAGAGTTCCGGCCAGTACACCAGTTGAACCGGTAAAATCAATCTCACCGGCAGCGGCGGCAGCCCCACCCGCTTCAGACTGCGGCATGATCCAGGTTTCAATGCCCTGGGAGCCAAGCGCGGCTTTCAGGGCCAGGCGGTGAACCATAAAACCGAACCCGAATTTAGAACCGGCATCCTCCGGACTGGTAATCAGCAACGGGGTTTCGGCAACAATTGCCGTTTTCGCCGGGTCATATGTGCCGATGATTAGGATCTTTCTCGGCAGAACGGAAGCGGAAGCCCGGAACGCCACATTCTGGACGCCGGAGCCAACCGCTTTTGCTAACGAATTGCTTGAAAGTGGCATTCCTTCCTCCTTAGTTTCCGACGATTACGCCGGTTTTTTCGTTGTTATCGCCGTCAAGGTCAACGACATTCTCAAAATACGCCTGACTAACTTCCTGCCCGATATCGCCGGGAACTTCCTCTTTTGCCTGGCATTTAAAGCCGATATTCGCCGTGAGAATTACATATTCACCTTGCGGCACGGTGTCACCCTTGGCGATTGACGACACCCACCGGTCAGACACGGCAACCGGTAAACCTATCATCCCAATATCAATATTCCTACCATCCATTAGGATTTGATAGACGATCTCAATAAGTTCGTCCATCGATTCGTCCGCCCGGCTTGCCGCGGTGTAAACGCTTGCAAGAGCCGCCTGGATTTGTTGCTCAGTTGAAACCGGGTTGTTGATAACCGCCAAATTACCCTTTGCCGCCGCAGAAACGGTCAATTCAACGCGGAAATCAATCTCGTGCTGAACCGGGCCGTTTAAGGATGCCTTGCCTTTCGAAAACTCACCCGCGCCATAAAAAACCTGCACGCGCCGGTTATCGCCTGACACCTCATCGGCAGATATCGATTGTTGCTGATATCCAAAAACCTTAAACCGCCCGCCGGCAGCTCTGCCAAGGATGGTTGTCAGGTTCTTCTTGAGGACACGGAACAGCATCATAATTGCGATATCCGCTGTAGATGTAATCTGATAAATCCGATTGACGCGCCACCGGTCGGCGGGTGGTTCCAGTTAATAATAAAATTCTCTTTTTCGGCTGTCCGGCTAGGGCTGGTCGGGATTCTAACCGTCCACATCTCGCCCGGTATCGGGATTCGCGTTAAACTGGCCCGGCGGAGCGAAACAATCGGATCATTTACGACCATTTGCTCCACCGTTTCAGGATTGACAGTGACCGTCTCGTAAAGGATCTGACCATTTATGCCGTCGTATTTAACGCCGTTCGGGTCAATCAGCTCAACCGGTAACCCGAAATCGCCCTCGAGTGTTACCGCCAGATCACTCTCGACAAGTTCCCGCAAGTTCGGCATTATTCAGCCGCCTTATCCTTGGATTTGACCGGCTTGCCGACTTTCGAGAATTTAATCTTGTATCCCTCGGGAATCTTGTCGTCGGGAATCTCTCCCCGGTATACCTGATTGCCGACATAGAGTTTCACACCTGCGGGCAGAATCATTTCTTTGTTTTCTCCTTTTTGGTGCTAAGTTTTTCGATCAAAGCCGCTTTTTCCTCAATGTCGGCATCCAGCTGTTTGATTTTGGCCAAGGCGGCATCAAGCTCGGTGTTGTAGTCCTCAACCTCACGTTCAAGGTTTTTGATAACCTCGTTGGCGGCGTCAAGATCGGCTTGCAACTGGACATCTTTGGCGGGCTTGGCAAACTCAATTCTTCGGCCAAGCCGCCCTTTAGCAACCAACTGGTTTAACTCTGCTTCGGACAGGCTATCAATCCACCCGGCGGGAAGGGGCGTTCCCGCCCCATAATCCTTCCCGCCGATGGACAGGAATCCGTCACCGAGCCAGTAGTATTCTTTTTCTACAGGCATTAGATCCGGTCTCCTTAGATGATGGTGTCGATCAGGCCAAAAGCGTCGGTATGCGTGGTCGCAAAAATCGGCGCGGATTGGGTCCGAATGGTCAGCTTCTTACCGTCGTTGGCCTTGTAGGCATCAGAGTAAAACATATTCGGGTCAATAACGTTACCCGTGCCCTTAATCAGCGGCATGGGCGGCGCGTCGAGTGAGAAGCCGAAATACTCGGCATACAACGTGCGCTGAACGCTGTCAATCGGCAGCAACTCGGGCGGGCCGAAATACCGGTCACACCGGGCGCGGCTGGATGCAATCAGGACCTTGTCGTCTGCCAAATATTTAGTAAACGTGCCGGATGCGTCGTCGTAACCGTCTACGTAAGTAAACAGCCAGAGGGTAAAGCCCTTGGGGGTCCGCAGTCTTCCGCGCGGAATAAATCCGCCCTCGACAAAACGCATGTACTGAGCCGGAACGGGGTTGTTGGTGCTCACCTCGATCAGTTCAAAACGGCGATTATCTGCCAGTGCGATTGCAGCGGTGTTTTTGATTATATTGTCCATTGCGCCATCGCCTAGGACTGCCATATCCGGGGTAGTGCGGCCGTTGGCCCGGATCTTGAGACACATCGCGTCAATATCGCCAAGCGCATCAGATGCAACATTGCTCCAGGAGGTGCTAACGGTGACAGTATGCGTGGAGTCCCGCATGAAATCATACTGCAAATCGGTGTTACTGGTGCCAATAATGGCATCCTGTTTGCCGGTCGTGACAGCCTGCGCGGCCAGCACCTCAAACATCCGGACGGTGCGCCGTACAGACTCATAATGGATCTGGAGCGCATGATACCGCATCCGCATCAGCCGGTCAGACATCGCAAAAGGCTGTTCGCCGGGGGTGCGGTTGAGGATCATGTTTGCGGTGATCGAACCCTCTTCCTCGGACAACGGGAATTTCCGGGAGAAAGTTGACAACTTGCCGTTCTGCTGGTTCTTCTGGGTTCCGCCAAGGTTTTTGGAAATCGACCCGCGCGGGATCAGTGCAGCGATTTGCTCGTTACCCCGGATAATGTCGATATCGACATCGTTACGGTCAGGCGAAAAAATAGTTCTCCCGCCCGCCATTGGATTGCCGAAAAACGCCTGAAATGCGGTAGGCGCGGCGATGATTTCCCGGTCGTCAAAAGCCTCGACCATGAACCGGGTGAAAAGGTCCTGAGTTGCAGGGGTCATTTCTGTCCCTCCTTATGCGTTTTCGTAGCCAGCAATATCAACGGTACTTTCCGCGAATATGCCATTTTTAGCCAAAACCTCCCGGACGGTATCGCCGCCGGAAAGAACCGTGTCCAGGGTCGAAACGCCGTCATCAAAAACGATCTGACTGGAATCGACCGTGCAACATCCGCCGACAAGAATGGTCTGGTCAGTGACGGTGCCAGCAACCAAGGCGGCGGCGGTTACATCGTCAATAAACAGGATTCCGCGCGGGATTTGTCCGCCGTTGACTGCATCCGGGTCGAACGGTACCCACTGAGTCCCGGCGGTGACGGTAACGGTAAACAGATCACCAGTTGCAAAATCGGTTGAGCCGTCGGTGATGGTGAACGTCATCCCGGCATACTCAAAAGTGGCTGCGCCGCCAGCCGTTCCGGGCAGCGTCAAGCCGGTTACGATGTCATTCCCGCCCGGGTCGGTCAGTTTAAAACCCCCCCCCTCGGCTGCGGCAATTGCAAGGGTGAAAAAATCGTCCGTTGCAAAGTCGGTGGCGCCGTCGGTCAGGGTAAAAGTAATGCCGCCGGAATCAACAGCAATCGTCCCGCCCGTGGTGCCGGGGAGCAAAATGTCGTCTTTGATGACAACGCCATTCGGGTCGGCCAGTTTGAATTTACCGCCGTGTGTACCACTAACAGCAATAGTCCAAAGGTCACCTTCCGCAAAATCGGTCCCGCCGTCGGTGATGGTGAAAGTGATACCCGCGCCGTCCCAAACAACGGTATTGCCAGCCCCAGCCGGAATCAGGATATCATTTGCAACCTCAACGCCCTCGGGGTCGGTCAGCCGGAAACGGCCGCTGTTGACAATGGCCTCAATGCAATCAAGGGTCCAGGTACCGAGCTTGGCCGGTGCGCCCACGGTACTCGCGGCCTGGGCGGTTACGGTGCCGTCGCCGGTGTTCCCGCCATCGGCTGCTGCGGCCCCGACCACAATAGTGTCGTTTACCTCGTCATCGGTGCAGGTAAGAATAAAATTGCCGACCTCGGGGGTTTCCCCGGCCTTGACGGCAAACGATGTTACCGTGCCGTTGCCGGTGTTTCCACCATCGGCGGTTACTGCTCCGACCACCCGGCCATCGGTCCCGGTGCCGGTAACTTCCAACACC